GCTCGGCGCTATCTTGCAGTCCGCGCTCCAGCAAAATCAGGCGCTGGTTGACGAGGCCTTGTCCAGCGTGACCGCTGCCGATTTCTACTTCGAGGATAACGCCGCGCTGTTCCAGGCGATCAAGGATTGCTACGAGGAAGGGATTCCCGTCGATCCGGTGACCGTGGGAGTGGTCCGCGATGTGCTGCCCAGCGGCGCGAAGCTCATTCCCTATGCCGGGAACATTGCCCGCAATGTGCCTTCGGTGGCGAACTGGAGGACGTACGTCCGGCACGTCCGGGAGCGGGCCATCCTGCGTTGCTTGATCGACACGGCCGAGTCGGTGAAGGCCTCCGCCACGGATGACCGACCGTTGCCTGAGATCATCGCCAGAGCGCAGCAGGCGATGGCGGACCTGCGCGACCTCGATGACGAGGCGCCGAAGTACAAGCGGCTCGACGAGGTGATGCTCAAGGCTGTCGACGTTATCGACGACAAGTTCAACGGCCGCGCGCCTCAGTGGCCTAGCACTGGCCTGGCCGATCTCGACAAACTGGTGCGCGGCATCCGCCCTCGGAAGCTCACCGTTATCGCCGGCCTTCCCGGCAGTGGCAAGACCACACTTGCCCTGCAGATCGCCCAGTACAACGCCTGCGAGGCAGGGGAGCCCTGGCTGGTGTTCTCCCTGGAAATGCCTGAGGAGGAGTTGGGTGTGCGTTCCATCGCCTCGCTGGGCGGAGTGGACCTGAAGCGCCTGGACGATCCGCAGCAGTTGGGTGACGACGACTGGCCGCGCATCACATCTGCGGTGGCCAAGGCCAAGGGGGCGCCCTTGTTCATCTGCGACGATCCCAACGTGACCGCCAGCCAGATCCGCAGCACCGCGCGGCGTGTCAAGCGTGAGCACGGCCTGGCCGGCATCGTCGTCGACTATCTGGGCCTGATTCCACCAGAGGCGAAAGGGCGCACGCGCAGCGAGGAAGTGGGCAAGACCAACAAGTCGCTGTTGCGCCTGGCCAAGGAGCTCGGCGTTCCAGTCATCGAGCTGGCGCAGCTCAACCGCGACTCGACCAAGCGCCCCGGTAAGCGCCCGCAGTCGAGCGACCTGCGCGACTCGGGGGAGATCGAGGCCGACGCCAGTTGCATCCTGATGGTCCACCGGGACATGGACAGCGAGGCCGGCCAGAACGGCATCACCGAGATCCTGATGACCAAGTGCCGACACGCGCCGCCGGGCATGTGCCTGCTCCAGCAGCAGGGCATGTACGGACGATTCGTCAACTTCGCCGGCTCACGCGAGATGAGCCAAGAGGAGGTCGAGATGGGGCGTAGCTACTTCGCCAACAAGCACGGCAAGAAAAAGGGGAAGGCCGCATGAGCAACGTACAACCGATGGCACCCCGCAAGGTCATGACCAGGCTGGAGCGGGAGTTTCTCAAGGTGGCCGGCCAGGAACTGGCGCAGGTCAAGGTGGGCGGTGCTGCTGCCTTGGCTGCGCTGTTGGTCATGATCGCCAACTGGCACGGTGACCGCGGCACTCTGGGCTTTCACGACTACGGCCGGCTCTGGTTGCTGGACGGCAATGCGAAGGGCGCGGCGGTGGAAACGCTGCTGCGCGATCTGTTTGGCTTGAACGGCACGCCGAAGGGGGCTGCATGACTGGGATCTACCGCGATGTGATGCCGGCGATCGTTCGCGTCCTGGCGGCCGATGCCATCGACAACACGGCGAAGCAGAGCTGGCAGAGGCTTATCGACCGAAAGGTCGATGGCGGCTTTCGGGCACTGCTTTCTGCTCAGGACCAGTTCGAGTTCGATTGCATCCTGCACGCCCTACTGCACCGGGAGCTTTCGCCGGCCGAGTGGGACGTGCTGCACGCTCGCTACTCGACGAACAACGGTCGTCGTCTCCAGGCGATTGGACGCCTGGTTCCGCGCATCCAGACCCCGGCGCCGCACTTGTTCTTGACCAGGGCCGTCTCCGCCTGGGCAATTCCGAAGATGAAGGGGAAGGAGGGGAAGCGCTCCACCGATGTGCTGATCCTGTCCGATGAGTATTACGACATGAACCAGTGGGATACCGAAGCTCGTCCTGACTCGACCCGCAACAGGTGGCGCCGCGAGATCCGCAAGCAACTCGATCTGCTTGCGGAGGAGGCTCTGGTGCATGTGACCGAGATACTTGATCGCGAAAAGCTGCTTGAAGTAGCGTAGTTAGATGGCTAGGAGCGGAGTGTGTTTTCTGCTCCTGACCTCTTGGAGAAACGCTAGCCTGTAGACCCAGGCATTAGGACGATCAGAGTAAGGACCGCAACATGCAAAATTTCTTTCGGATGACCTTTGGAGGACTTTCGGCGAAATACTACTTTAGGCAGTTATTCTTTGGCTCGCTATTTCTAGCGTTGATAGTTTTTTTAAGTATATCTAGCCAGAAAGGAATGAAGGTTGATCATCTTGTGCTTTCTCTGGTTTGTACATGGCTATACCCATACTCTCGCTTCGTCTATGAAAGTGTCATAGGTTTCCTGCTCGGCGAGAATATCTTTTATGTGCCGGCGATCTTTCTGCTATTTGCCAAGTTGATGACGATGGCGATATGCTGGTCTTTTGCTATTTTCATTGCGCCGATAGGGCTCCTATACCTCTACTTTCATCATCGGCGTGCTGGCGGCCCGCAAGATGAGCCTTGACGTTTGTGAGCAAATGGGCGTAATTTACCCACATCTGTTGATCCGTGCGCGCTAAGCTAGATCAGCACCGAAACCCGGCCCTTGCGCCGGGTTTTGCATATCTGTGGATTCAGTGACAAAATCAGTGAGCCGCTGATCGAAAGTTGCATGCCAATGCCTCCGCATGTGACTTTGCTGTAGATCAGGTGGTAGCCCCGGTCTAGTGCCGGGGTTTTTCATTCGATGGCCAGAAACTCGGTAGACGGCAGTCTCACCTGCCACATCGGGCTGTAAGCAAAGTGACGGGTTACCGACCTACAAGGCCTTCACCCTTTGCGATAATGACCATCTTGAAGCCGAGAGGTGGTCCAATGAGAAGTCCAGACATCAAGGTCGTGAAGCTTGAGGGTGACGCGCTGCCTTGGTCCATACGCGATGCCGGCCATGAGGCCTGTTTTGTGGTCATGCATGGCCTGACGCTACGGAGCGATTTCTTGTACTCCGAGGAGGAGGCTGAGGCAGTGGCAGACGCGGTGCACCTAGAGATCATCGAAGAGATGAGGTCGATGCTGGAGTCTGTCCGAGGACGATAACCAATCAATGCAGGTGGAGCGCAGGATGCGCACGGGGTAGTGGCCCCTATCCACCCGCACCTATTCCAGAGCCCCGCCATCGAGCGGGGTTTTGTTTCAAGGGATCTGACTGTCTATTCTGATAGGTGACGCAGTTCCGTTTTTTATGAAATGGCCGGAATTGACGGGTTGTCCATGCTGCGACAAATTGCCATCATCGGCTTGCCAACACTTCAAGCCATCGGTTCGCGGTCCCCATCTCCTTCTGGTGGCTTGAGCTGAAAGCACTCCTTTTGTCCCCGGCTTCGGCCGGGTTTTAACCTTTGACGAATAGTCTAGGTGGATCGACAGGGAGGCAGAGTGAGCTGCTATTGGATTGCCGAGACTGAAATTGTCTCCACAGATGGACACTATCCAATCTATGCCATCATGCGAGGAACGGTGATGGTGAGCGACGTTGTGTATTCGAGGGCTGACGCTGAAGCGTTGCTGAAAAATATGCGCGAGGCTAAAGACTCAAACACTGAAGAGACGCAGTCCGACTAACGTGGACTACGGCTGTCACTTCTTCTGAGCCAGATTGAACCATAAAGAGCCCAGCCTTCGAGCTGGGCTTTTTCGTTTCTGCAGGTGGCGCATTGCGCTGCGGGGCGCGCGGCCCCCTTGAAAGGCCGTACCTGCACCCATTCCCGGCCCAGCCTTCGAGCTGGGCTTTTTCATTTCCGCCCCGGCGAGGGGAATCGAGACGATGAAGATGCCTGACAAACCCGACACTTGGGCGGCTCTGCTCGCCTGGCTGAGCCAGCATGCGCCGATCATCTACGCCTCCCTGCTGTCGTGGGCCATGGCTATGGCCAGGATCATCTACGGCGGCGGCACTCGCCGGCAGGCTCTCTTGGAGGGTGCGCTGTGCGGCGGGCTGGCGCTGACAATCATCAGCGGCTTCGAGTTCTTCGGCGTGCCGCAGAGCATGGCCACCTTCATTGGTGGCTGGATCGGCTTCCTGGGCGTCGAGAAGATCCGTGACCTGGCCGACCGCTACGCCGGGATCAAGCTGCCGCGTCGAGGGTCTGGCGAATGAAGATCACCGCAGATCAACTCGACCGCGCTACCGGCTGCGGTGCTGCTACTGCCGACATCTGGATTGACCACATCAACGGCGCCATGGCCCGGTTCGAGATCAACACGCCCGAGCGTGTGGCGATGTTTCTCGCCCAGGTCGGGCACGAAAGCCAGAGCCTCAAGCGCCTGGTCGAGAACCTGAACTACTCCGCCGAGGGTCTGCTCAAGACGTGGCCGAAACGGTTCACGGCGACCGAGGCGAAAAGGTACGCCCGCCAGCCCGAGCGCATCGCCAACCGCGTCTACGCAAACCGGATGGGCAACGGCTCACCGGATACGGGCGATGGGTATCGATACCGTGGCCGCGGCCTGATCATGATCACCGGCCGCGACAACTACACCGAAGCTGCACGTGCCCTGGCGCTGCCACTGGTAGCGCAACCGGAACTGCTGGAGCAACGGACCTGGGCAGCAATCGCCGCGGGGTGGTGGTGGAAGTCGCGGGGTTTAAACGACCTGGCTGACCAAGGCCGATTCGAGCGGATCACTCTGAAGATCAACGGCGGCTACAACGGTGCTGAGGATCGAGTGGTGCGTCTCGAATGGGCGCGCGCAGCGCTGGCGGGTGTGTGATGAGGTGGGTTCCATGGTTGATCGTCGCGCTCGTTGCGATGGGGATGATGTGGCGGATGGACCGCCTGAGCCTGCAAGTGACCGCAGAGCGGGAGCGTGCTGATGTCGCGGCGCAAGAGCGTGACCGCAACCAGCAACTGATTGACCTGCAGGCGGGCGTCCTCGCTGAACAGCAACGCCAACTCGGCCGCGTCGCCGAGATCGAACGGCAAACCCGCCAGCTCGGCCAAGCCCTGGAGGTCCAGGGCGCGCGCCATGCTGCGGCGTTACGGGAGTTGAAAGAGAATGACCAGGCTGTTCGCGACTGGCTGCGTGATGGCATCCCTGCTGGCCTTGGCCGGATGTACGCCCGCCCCGAAACCACTGACCCCAGCGCCTACCGCGCAGCAGGCCAAGTGCCCGCTGACGCCGTGTCGGCTCCCCGGCCGTCCGCCGCTAGCGAACGGTGAAGATGCAACCGCGGCGATCGATGCTGTTGAGGCTGCGTTGACAGCGTGCGCAGTCCAAGTCCTCGACTGCATCGAGCGTCAGCGAGTGGATGAGCGATGAGAGGCAGTATCTCCGCCCGAGATCTCGATGATGCGGTGGCC